TGCATAAATACCAGATTTCATGCCAACAAACTTGGACAGACGCGGCCTGCCCATATTGAACATCATGTTTGCTAAAATGCGCTGACAGTCTTCTGGCAGATCATCAAAGTTCTCATACAAGATGCGGCACTCTCTCAGCGTAATCGCGATATCGTCTTCAAACACCTGATTGACGCGATCCTCGCTGACGGGTGTGCCAACAGGCTGACCATACTCTGGATCATCTTCTGTAATCAGATGACCGATTCCGTGCGTAGGCAGCGACAGGTGATCTAAATATATTTCATACTTGCAGCCCTCATCAGCCGCTATCTCTTCACGCAGCGCATCAATGTTCATGCCCGCCTCGTTTTCTTTTTTTTCTTCTTCTTGTTTAAGGCTGTGAAATCAGCGCGGGTGATTTTGGTGCGCGGCTTGGCAGCAGCAGCTAATTTTTTCTGCTTCGGAGAATACTTGCTAAATGGCATCACTTCTTACCTTTCACCTTGCCGACAACACCCTCAAGCATCCCGCCGCCAAAGTAGAAGGCCAGAATGGTCAGCATTGCCTCGCCCACATAAAAGTCATCAATCACTTGTTTGACATCAGAGATGTTTGTTTCGCCCATCAGGGTCATCACCAACACCAGCGCAAACGACGCCAAGAACGTGGCTGTGAACATTAGGGCTAGATACCGCTGGGCCACCTTGAAGGGTGCGTATGCGGCCATCGTGTCAATCTTTGCCTGCGCCTTAATGCGCTCCATTTCTTCATCAGAACTGTGGACATCATCTATCAAGTCCATGCCCTTCTTGATCACATCCCCGTTGCCAAGGATTGATGCTAAAACTCCCAGCATTATTTCTTATCTCCCATTTGAGTGAAGCCCATGTAGGCACCCACCACACCGCTAAGTGAGAGGTACAGCAACGGGCTAATTTCTTTGAGTAGGGCTATTCGGGCGTCTGGTATGAACGGCATGAACAGCAGGACTGTATAAACGCCCATGCCTATGAGCGCGTAGCGTGCTAGGCGTAGCTGCGCCAAGTGCTTGCGGCTCTTGTCTTCTGTCTCACGGATTTCACGGGCGCGTTCAATTTCTGCATCCGTGACGACCCCATCATTGTCCAGGTCGTAGCGCTCAAACTCGCTCGACCTCTCCAGCTTCTTCTGGGCCACTTATCGCCGCAAAAGATCAGCTAAAGCCTGGCGACTAAGCTCTGTCGTGTTTGCCGCTGCTACCGGCACCGCCGCCCTCAAGACACGACCTGATCCAGCCACTACGTTTCTAGCGATTGGCACGCCTAATGTGGAGTATGCGGCTGGTGAGGCTAAAGTTGCCCCTATCGTTATTGGGTCTGCTTGTGATAAAGCGCCACCGCCTGCTGACGCTACACCCATACCAGTGGGTGACATCAATCTTGCCGCTGTGCCGGTGTTTGGCGTTTTGTTTCCCATTACATCTTGTGCGGCTTGCGCGAATCTTTGCAACCGCGCTTCACCCGCAGAAAATTTTGATTTGCGTTTTGTGATGTCGCCTTTTGCGGTGGCCTGTAACAAGTCGCCTGGGAGGAATCCATCAGTGGTTTTGCGTTGTAATTCTGCTACCCGAACTATTTCAAATTGACCGTAGGCTTGATCAATTTTGTTGAGTTTTGGACCTTGCACAGGATTAGCTGCTTGCAGTTCTGCGCTAAAAACATTTCGAACATCTTCTAAGGCATCAGCAGTGCGCTCTGATAAATCAGTTGGTGATTTAGTTCTAAGTCTTTGAATATCGCGCCGCAGTTCTGTCTGTGCTTTTTTAATATTTGCCCCAGACATTTTTCCGTCTTTAAAATTTGCAAGTATATGACGCGAAACTCTGGCCTTTACATCTTTTGCGATATCTTCAGGAAGATCAGATGTGACTGTGTTTAAAGCTGAAGACAACGGCATGACGTTATCAATCGACATTTTAGGAAGGATTGCATCGTATTGGTTTTTTAGCACTCTTTGTCCAAAACCAATCAAAGGTTTGCCTGCTAAATTTTTGGGAACTTTCACTCCCAATGGCCCTAATGCTTCCGAAACTGTTGCACGATTAAAACCAGCAGTCGCACGATCAAACGCACCCCGAATGGCATCGCCAAGCAGTGGCACGGTATCAGCCGCGCGTTCTTCGGCCCTTTGTAACGCGGTCCCTAGTAAGCTAGAGCCGCCAACAGCCTGGCCTGGTGTCAATGCAACGCCCTTTTTGATTAGGTCGCGTGCCGCGCCGGTAACTCTTGGTGCGACTTTATCAACCAAGGGACCAGCAACAGCGCTTATAGCACCAGAGGCTGCGGCGCTGGGCAGGCGTTCCACTAAGTTACCTTCAGCAGCACCAAAACCGTACAAAGCGCCCTGCGCTCCGCTAGTGCCTGCCACCCTTGCCGCACGTTGACTCCCCGACCCTATACCGGCTGCACGCATCAGTTGCGTTGCCCTGCCAGCAGTGGCGGCTTGGCCAAGACCAGGTATAAACTGGGCCGCAATCGTTGGCAAAACTGCTGCCGCTATTTCTGTGCCATATGCAGCGCCTGGATTGCGATCTCTAAAACTGTCAATTTGACCACGAACATCTTTGACAACCTCTGCATATGTTTTGCCACTGTCAAATGCCGCTCTCACAGCAGCCTCAATCTCATCAGCAAATCCAAACGTAAGACCTTGCGCCCCTGCTCGCGCAAGATCACCGAAACCACTACTTCGTGCCGCATCTTCAATCGGAGTTTCTTCAACGTCTTCAAGTAGCGCGTCTAACTTGGCTTTTGACAAAGTTATCTCCTTAATTCGACTGAAGGGATTCGATTTTTGCAATCATGGCTGCAATTTCAGGATCAGTCAGCGAATTACCGCGTAACCTCCTGTATGCTTTCACCTCTGCTTCTGTAGAAAACTGATCAATCAAAGCAGGGCCAAAAATTTCGTTGTCGTTTTTAAATTCGTTTAGATATTGGTCAACGCTGCTATACGTTTTTCCATTCATTTTTCCACGACCATAAGTGTCATTTTCAGAAAAATAATCGGACGCCTCATTTGACATAATTTGAACTTTAAGGGCTGCTTGTTTTTGGAAAGCAAGGATTACCTTGTTTGCCTCTGCCGTCGTACCAAGTTGCGCAGTTGCTTTTCCAGAAAAGTCTAATTCTTTGTTTGACAATGCGCCCTTTAATTTAGACGTTTGATCAAGCACCAGCTTGTTAATTATTGATCGGAAAACTTGCTGATCGTTGATTTTGTCTATGTCAATTCCAAGTTTCTGAGGGTCAACACCAAAAGCGTTGATGATTCCCCCAATGGCACTTTTGAGATTTAAAATCGCCTCTGCCCCAAGACCTGAAACGTCGGGATTTTGCTCCAAGATGGCAAGCGCTTGGTTTATATTTGTAATCGTTTCACTGGCTTTTGCCGCTGGCTCAAAGTAAGTTTTGTCGATTCGAGTGGCACGGCTTTCACCGACTTTTTTTTGTTCTGGAGTGAACTCTTTGCCCGTGTTTACATTTATCGCCGTTGTATCTGGTTTGGGCAATGTTACACTACGCACATATTCGTTGTATTCCGGCGTCCCTGAAACTAAGCCCAATGCTTCAGCATCTTTCTGTGCTGCCGTGCGAATATCAGTAACAGCACGCGGCTGAACCAACTGGCCAATGCTGGTTGATGTTTGCTGAGTTAGCGGGTTTGTCTGCGTGGTCTGTACGCCGGTAAAATCACCCAAGTTTACTAATTCAGATGAGGTGGTTGGCGCAAACTGCGCTGCAAGCAATGCCGTTTGAGCGGCTGCTGGGTTGGCAGCTACAGCGGCGCGAACATTCGGTGAAACATTCGGCCCTAACATACCCATAATCTGGTCTGTCATTGCGGTTTCACGCTCAACTTGTGCGTCACCAGCCTTGCGCTGAAGATACGCGCCCACCAGTGCGCTGGACAGCCTGCCAAGCCCTTGCAAAGGCGTCCTGACCGGCGCGGTGCTTGCACCCTGCCCCATCAGCGCTTGGCCAAGGATGCGGCGTGGATCGGACTGGAAAGCCTGATTAAGCTGCTGAAACTGCATTGACGGCTGACGCGCCGGTTGCATCAGACCGTGGAATGGTGTGTGTGGCATCTATCACCCCTATGAAAGCAGATAAGCTGCGCCAAGATTGCCAGCCAGTCCGAACAAGCCGCCAAGATTTGCTGAACGATTTTGCATTGCCTGATTGAAGGCGTTCTGCTGCGCTGCTGCTTGCGCTGCAAATGCCCCTTGCGTGTCTATTGTGCCAGGTGCAAAAAACGATGCTTGCTGTATTTGCGGTCCACCCAGCAATGCTGCAAGTTCGTTAAAGTTCTGACCGCGCAGGGCTGTGCGCTCTGCAATCTGCCGCTGGCGCGCTTGATTGGCGATCTGGTTGCTAAGTAGCTGGTCGGCCACTTGCTGCTGTCTGGCTGCATTGGCAAGCTGTGTGTTTGCCGCCGCTTGGCTAAAGCCTTGGCCTTGCGCCGCCAGTCCAAACTCACCGCTGGCCGCACGCTCACCAAACTGCTGCGCCCTGATGTTGCGTGCTTGGTTGACCAGCCGGTCAGATTCCTGCCCTGCCGCTAGTGTCGCCTGCTGTGCCAGCCGTCCTAGCTGTTCGCCTTGCTGTGTCTCCAAGCGGTTCACAGCGTCGTTGTAGCCCTGTGATGTGATCGGGATGCCGCGATCAGCCAAGTTTTGCTCCAGCGCCTCACGCTGCTGCGTAAACTCTGGCTGCAACAGCCCTAGCTGCCGGTTGAACAGTGTTTGCTCAATGTTGCTGCGAAACGCCTCTGGATCGCTCTGTAAGGCCGTCAGACCCTCTGTGCTGATGCTGGTGGGCATAGGCGTGGTCGTGCTGATCTGGCTTTGGAATGCAGGCAGGCCGGTAGTCGGGTCAATGTCTTGTGCCTGTTGCACGCCAGCCAATGTTGGCGCTGTTCTAAACGGGTTCTGGAAATCAGGATCATCAGCAAAGATTGGCGATCCATCAGCGTTTTGGCCAATGACTTGTCGGCCTGTCACACGATTGAACGCAAGGTTGCCAAGCCCCAAGCCGGTGCCTTCAGTAGCCGCACGCATCTGCGCCTGAAACGGTGTTTCCTGCGTGAATGCTGCTGCCATACCATCTTCTGGCACTGGCCCTTGCACAAACTGCCCCTGATCGCCCACAGAGCCAAACAACAGGTTGCCATAGGGCGTGAACTGCGTGATGCGATTGGCGCTGGCCTGGGCATTTATCAATTCATTAGGATCAGGAACCGGCGGTGGTGAAGGCGCTGATTTCATTGTCTTAATCCTTTAACCATTTACATTCGTCCTTCAACATTCCCCACAAGATGCCATCATCTGGCCCATGCAGATGTCGCAGCCTGCCCTCTTGCACAAAGCCTAGCTGCCTGTTCATTTTCATTGCCTTGGCGTTTGCCTCGTTGCACTGCACCAGCAGCCGGTGCGCCCCGACTTGCTTGAACGGATACGCAAACAGCGTGTGCAGGACAGATCGGGACGCCCAGCGCCGGGAGGATGCAGCTATTGACGCCTCGATCTGCCCTTCTCGTAAGTCATGGTAAATCGCAGCGCAGATAATCTGGTTGTCACGCTCAACGCCAATCGCCACGCTTGGCCCAAACTGCCCAATGCCGATGCGGTTTGCCGCCCATGATTTTAGATAATCGTCTGCACCAAAGATGATGCGGTTCACTTTTGGCTGTCCTTGATGGCTTTCAGTGCATCATAGATGTTTGGCGGTGGCGGCTGATCGATCTCCCACTTGCACAGATACTCCCGCGGCTTGTATTCACGCGGGAACTCTAGCGAGAAACTAAGGATTTCTTGTGTATTGTGAGCGCCCCTGTAGACGCAAAACTCAGTTTTTTTGTCTACCTTCACGCATTTGATTAGACGGCAGACCGTCAGATCGTTCTGTGCTTGTGCAAAAGCTGTCCCAGCGCAAAACGCCGAAAAGCAAATCATGAATAAGATTTTCATCAGATGCTCTTGAGGTACTGAACAAATAGGTATAGCAAGCCGCCACCGCCAAGAATGATGGCCGGTAGGACTGTCCACAGTATTAGCGCGTCACGCATCTTTGCGCGGCGCTCCAATTCTTGCTTTTGCAAAGCCCTTTGTCTGGCTATTTCAGCTTGGAGTTGCTCCCACTGGCCGTGTTTGCCGTAGACATTAAAAAGTGACCGCAATTCCTTACGCATGTTATCAAGTTCTTGTTTCCTAAAAAATTCGTCAATCCCAGCCTGTTCAGCCCCTGACATTTTAGAAAATATACCGTTCTTTTTTCGTGTTGCACCAAATTGCAGTTCAGCTTCAGCCTTGGCGTATTTTGAAATTGGCCCTGCTAATGCAGACAAATCCTTTCCCGCCTTTATGGCGCTTGAAATCGCCCCACTGGCAGCGCTAACGGCGCTGAATGCTGTAATGGGATCAATCATCAGTACAGCCTTTCTTCAGTGTCCTCTGCCATTTCGACAGGCAGGCAATATGCCGTGATCTTCTCTGTCCCAGGCCGCGTGTAACCGTAGTTGCCGTAAACACGAACCATGCGCGCGGCATACCACTGGCAGTCCACAAGGCTGCGAAATATCATTTTGTCGGAGTGTAGTTTTTGGTTATCGCCCAAGCCGATGTATACCATCAGAACAAAGACTGTGATCACTGCCCCAGCAGTACGCCTACAAGAAGAACGATAGTGGTGCCAGCCGTGCCAATCATAATGTGTTCAATGCGCTTGATCCGCAGGATGGTTTCTTTCCAACGCTCAGCGCACACGGCCTCATGCGTGTCAATCTGAGACTTTACAGATGTAACGGTAGGCTTAGACATTACCAACCAGCCGGTACGGCCTGACGCATTGGCGGGTTAGCCAGCGCGGTCATTTGGTCATCAAGCAGCGTCTGCATTTCAGCTTCGGTCTTGCTGAGTGACTCAAGCGTCTTGGTCTTGGCCCAGTCCTTTGTAACGCTGTCAAATGCAACAAAGTCAGGGTCATCAGCTTCCGGTGTCTCCAAACCAGCGGTGCCGTATGCCGACACAGACAGCGGCTGGCCTTCTGCGTTTGTCTCGCTGTCGCTGACGGCTGTGACGCGCCAATGAATTGTTGAAATCACGTCGTCATGCTGATTTTGCGGCTGATTGCATACGTCGAATCTAAAGTTCCAAGTGTATGTGTTTGCCATTTGTTTATGCTCCTTCAAGTGCGGTCAGTCGTGTCTCAAGGTCGGCCCGTTGCGTCTCAAGGGTTTCAATCTTGGCGATGGCTTGTTGCAATGCGCCGGTCAGCAGCGGCACCAGCTTGCTCTGGTCGATGCCCTGCATGACAGGAATAGTGTTGCCGTCTCCGTCTAGCTTGTTATCGCCAACAGAAGTGCCGTCAGGCGCATCGCCATCATCAATCTCTTGCTGTGTCCAAGTTTCGACTTCGTTGTGTGTGCCGGTGATAGCTTCCGGTACGACAGCCTGTGCCTCGTGTGCAAGGAAGCCGTCAACAGTGATGTCAGGGTCTGCGATGAAGTTAAACCGCTTTGGTGCCAGTGCTTTGACACGGTCTATTGCGCCGGTCATGTCCACAACTGCTTCTTTTAGGCGGTGGTCAGAGGATGTAGCGTAGGTAACTGCTGTTGTACCATTCATACTTACGCTACCAATAACACTGCCATTACGAGCAAACTGCATAAATTTATCACCGCTGCTTGACGAACTTGTTTTTTTAATTTGAACAAATCCACCGTTTTGAGTGTTGCCTCTTAATTCTAACCCGCCGCCATCTCCTGTTGCGTTAGTAGTCCCCACCAGCAAGTTTGCGCCGTCAACGCGCATGCGTTCTGCTAAAGTTCCTGTTTCAGGTTTGGTGTTAAATACTAAAACACCACCACTGTCATCTCCTGCATTGCTATCTGTCGTCACTGAACGACCAGAAATCGCTGCAACAAGTTTTCCTGTGTTGTTGTTACTTCCATCAGTAGAGTTGTTTTGATTTGCAAATCTTATACCACCAATCTCTTGGTCATTAGCACTTGTATCACGAGATAAAACTAAAGTTCCTGAGCCATTTGCCGTTCCTGCAGAAGCTTCAAGAAACCTATTAGAAGAGCCTAGTGTTCCTGTAGTAATGTTAGCCGTCCCGATTCCCACCGACCCGCCGTTTGTGATGCGCATTGCTTCGGAGCCAGCCGTGTTGAAACTTAAATCTGTGTTAGTGCCAGCACCCGCATTTTGAATCGTTGCAAACCCATTACCAGCGACGTTTTGCAGCTTTAAAGGGAGGCCAGCGTGTATTTCGACAGCCGTATCGACATAGGCAGTGCCGGAGAGGTAAAGGTCTTTAAAACGAGCATTTGATGCACCCAAGTCAATCGCGTTGTCCCTCGTCGCACCTGTTGTTGGATTTACTGGCGCAATCAGGTCAACGGAATTATTGAAGGTTAGCCCTGCATCGTCTGTTCCGATGTACATATCTGCGCCAAAAACGCTAATCACCCCCACAGTGGTGCCGTCTTTGCGAAATTCTTGAATGGTTCCGTCCGAACTATTGCGACCTAGCCCAAGAGCATAGTCTCCATCTGCAACAAAGATGTTTTGTGCGCCGGATGCGGTAAACTGTGAGCCGGTATTTGAGTAGCCTGTTGCAGTTCGCCCCACCATCACGGTGTTGCTGCTATTGATGCGCATTGCTTCGGAACCGTCCACACTAAACGAAATCAAAGATGCAGCAGCCGCATTTGTGTGGTCAGCACGAAACTCCATCTGACCAGCACTGTTGATAATCTCGTTTGTCCAAGTGCCGTTGCTAAAGTCAATAGATGCGTTGCTTGAGTTTAATGATAATAGGCGAGTCGGCCCCGTAGTCCCAATACCAACCCTATCATTTCCCGCATCTACAAACAGCATATTGGCGTTGCCGTTGGACTCAACACGGAAGTCGGTGTCGTTGCTGTCTTCATTGATGACAACTGCTGAATTTGATGCGCTTATGAGTTTTGGAAAACTGCTTGTATCCCCGTACAGCTGGAAAGTACCAGCACTGTTTCCAACTGCCATTGAGGTTGTATTGTCAGTGAGTACAATATTGACGCCAGCATCGGTTGAAACAACTGTAAGTGCATTATCTGTTGTGCCAGAGTTGATGTTTGCGGCACCATTAATATCAAGGCTGCCGCCAGTAATGACGCCTGTGGTGGTGATTGCGCTAGAACCATTATCAATGCTTCCAAAGCCGCTGGTGATGCTACCGCTGTTCAGTGCGCCAGTCGTGACGATGTTTGAACTACCAGCAGCCGGTGCTGCGCCAATATCAGAAAGCACCTCTGACGCAGACCGACCTTCAATGGCCGTGCCAGCCACGCGCAGGAAATCATCATCTACCACGCCGCTCGTGAACTTTGGCACGTTGTTGTTAGATATGCCTGTGTTGAGCGTGGCAGTCGCTGTGATGGCCGTGCCATTCAGCGTCATGGCATCTGCTTCAAGCGTGCCATCAATGTCAGCATCACCGCTGATGTCTAGGCTACCGGCATCAAGTTCGCCTGTCAGCGTCACGTTGCGAAAGCTGGCAATGTCCTTATTACTGTCAACGATCACAGCCTTGGATGCCGTTACAGTGCCTGCTGTGACGCCGTCAATGGCCTCTAGTTCAGCCTCGCTGATGACAGCACCTGACCCCAGTGTCAGATCACCGCCGACTGTTAGATTGCCTGCAACAGCCGTTGTGCTACTGGCCACAGTGCTGTTGGGCGTGTGTGTGAGGTAGTTGACAAAGCTGCCGCTGATTTTGCTGCCCAGTGTCAGCACACCGCCGTCAGCAATGTTGAGTTTGTGCTGGTCTGCGTTGTCATCGCCTTGGTCAGCCTTCAGCACGATGCCAAGCGCTGCGCCCTCTACGTTGGCTGCAATCTCAAGGCTGTCATTGGTGCTTTCATCATACTGAATGGTGATGTCGCTGTTTGTACCAAGCACGATGGTCTTGTTGTCAGGTACAGTCAGACCCTCTGCAAACGGGATTGCCGCTGTGCAAGTCTGTGTGCCGTCTTTCAGGATGCAAGTGGACAGGCCAGTCGCAAAGCCATCAAGTTCTGTGTCAAACTTGGATGCAAGGATTTTGACGCCATTATCTCTGTCTGTCGTGCAGTCAAATGTGCGTGAAAACGTACCGCCGGAAAATGCCATTAGAGTGGCCCCCCTGGTGCAAATGTATAGTGAGCGCTGATGAAGGAGATTGTCTGCGTGCTGGTTGCAACCTTGATCCGCAATGCACTTGAGTAGCCTAGCCGGTTGACAGCCTTGCGCCGCTTGGTAACGCCAGCGCCAGCCGTATCAGCCCAGAAAAAATCATCATAAGTGGCGGTATCCCACGCCGCCAGATTTGACTGAAAGGTAACGGGCGAGACATCAATGGCCGCTACAGGCGCTTGATCAACGCCAACGCCAAAACTGAACACAACGTCTGTTTCGCCCTCAAGCATTGGCTGCACGCTGCTGAAGCGCTTTACACCGCCTCTGTCGCCAAAATAATTATAGGCCGTAGCCAAATCACCAACAATGTTTTCGCCATTATCAGCATCACCAGTCACCTTAAAAACAACACCAGACGCGCTGCCGAAAAACGTATCGCCGTTGAACTGGCCCCAGACATGGGCTGGTATGTTCTCAAAAATGCACCACGCCCTGATGATCGGGTTGAACACATGCTGGTTGAAAGGATCAACGTCATCAGTCGGATAGTTAAAATAGACCTTGTCGCCGTCAGGACTGACAAAGACTTGCCAGCCGGTTGATGTGCCGGTGGCCTTGACCTGGCTGATGACGGTGCCGCGTATCTTCTCTGATATGGCCGCTGCCTTGTTGCCAACGATGTCTTGGCGCACAACCTGGCTCAAAGGCAGATAGCCCTCTTTGGTCATCACGATGACATCGCCGCCCAGCTTGGCAATGGCGCGTTTTTCATTTATCGGCTCTGCAATCCGGAACGTACCAACCAGGCTGAAATCACTGGCAGGGTTTGATCCTGAATACAGCAGCACCTCGCCCGATGTCATTATGATGCACAGCAGATCATCAACGCCCTCACCGCCATCAATGGTGAGCGTGTTGATCATTATGATGTTGCCGCCGAATGTGCCGACCAAGCCGACAGGGAACTTGGTGAAGTTTCCTTGAAAGGTGTCCACAGTGGCGCTGTGGTAAAAGTTCTGACTGGTGCCTGTCCAGTAATAGACGCGGTTTTTATGCGCGTGAACGCCGGTCAGCGTGTTGGCGTTGACGCTATCAGACAGCGTGATCGACAAATCACTGGCGCTTGACCCGTCCCAGCTAAAAGGCACGTTCGCCCCTGACGGCACAAAGATGGTGTTGTTGTTGAACTCAATGCTTTCTGCCCTGCCGTTGGC